GTGGATCATAAGAAAAAGTACCTCTATATCTATTGGGAGTATTACAAAAGAGGAATGACGGATGACCGGACGGCAGAGGAGCTCCAAGAATTCAAGAAAACCCAGGAGTTGATCAAAGCTGATTCAGCGGAACCTAAAACGATTCAGTATTTCCGGCAGCAGGGTTTCAATATGGTGGGAGCCCATAAGTACCAGGGTTCGCGCCTGCAGTATACGAAAAAGATTAAGCGGTTTAAAAAAATCATTTGTTCCGACCAATGCAAGAACATCATTTTTGAACTCAAGCCGCTGACCTATAAAAAGGACAAGCTGGGTAACATCATTGAAGATGAATTCAAGATCGATCCCCACACTCTTTCGGCCATCTGGTACGCCCTCGATGATTACGAGGTCACCGATCTGAAGGAGAAACCGAAAATCCGGCCGCGGCCAAATAGAGAGAGGAGGTAAAGCATGGCTCAACAATCTGTGAAAGCCACCGTGTTCAAAGCGAATGCGCCGAGCGAAACGACCAAACAGATTTATGAAGATCAGTTCACCTATCAAGAAAATGACATCATTGCACCGCCTTACAATTTGAAGGAACTGAAAAGTATCGCAGAATATTCGACGATTCTGCAGCAATGCATTCATGCCTATAAGACAAATATTCTCGGCTTTGGCTTTGATGTGGAATACACCTTTGATATCAATGGGGATGATGTACAGTCTGAAAAAAAGCAGGCTGCGGAAAATGACTGGACACGGCTTGAGGAATTTATCCGCTACCTTCATTTTGACGAATCGGCTGAAATTGTTGTCGGGTATGCTGTAGAAGACCGGGAGAAAACCGGGAACGGATTTCTAGAAGTCCTCCGCAACGGGGCCGGGAAACCAGCGGGAGTTGAATATCTTGACGTTAAAAACATGAGGGTGTGCCACTATACAGAGCCGATCGAAGTAGAATTCACATTTCGCGAACACAATGAAATCAAAACGATGAAGCGGAAGAAAAGATTCCGGAAGTACGTTCAGATGGTTGATGGAAAACAGGTCTTCTTCAAGGAATACGGGGATCCGCGAATTATGAATTTGCGGACTGGCAAATATGAAGCCAACACTCCAGAGGAGCTTCAAGCTAACGAAGTCATTCACTTCAAGCTCGGCAGCGGTGCTTATGGCGTTCCCCGTTGGATTGGACATATTGTAAATCTATACGGGGCCAGAAAAGCGGAAGAACTGAATTACATGTACTTTAAGCAAGGGCGCCATATCCCGGCAGCCATCACAGTCGAAAACGGGATGCTTTCTGAATCCTCTTATCAACAGCTTCAGGAGTACATGAATGACCTTGAAGGAACAGAAAACGCTCATAAATTCCTCCTGCTTGAAGTAGAGGGAATACCAACTGAAAAGGGCATTACCGGGGAAGAGGATGTATCCTCCGTCAAAGTTGATATTAAGTCCCTAGGCGAAATTCTGCAGCAAGACGCCCTATTTCTTGAGTATGACGAGAAAAGCAGAAGCAAGCTCCGTTCTGCCTTCCGTCTGCCGCCGCTTTATACAGGGGAAGCACATGAGTATAACAAAGCGACCGCGGACACCGCTCGAAAAATCACAGAAGAACAAGTCTTTCAGCCGGAAAGGAAGATCATAACCGGCAAACTGAATAATTTGTTTCTGTCAGATTTGAATATTTATCACGCTCAGCTTACTTTAAAAGGTCCAGACTTCCGAGATCCGATGGAGATTGCAAAAGTGTTGGGGCCTTTTATTAATGCCGGCGCAGTTTCACCTAACGATCTCCGGGATCTGGCTGGCCGTGTACTTGGGAAAACACTTGAAGAATGGCCGGAGGATGAATACAGTCGGCCGCTTGGGAAAGCTCAAAACAACTCTTCTGATCCGCTGCAGGCTCTTTTTCAAAAATCAAAAGACAATCGTTCAGAGGATTTGATCATGCTGCTGAAGGATATGAGGGATGTCCTCGAGGAGCTGAAGCAAAATGAATAAGACCGATCGGCTTTTAAACAGTCTGAACGCCTTTATTCAAAAAGCCGAGGAAGATGATGAAAAATCACTCGTGGAGGTTATTCCTGATTTCCCCGGCCTTTCTAAGATACCCGGTTATGTACAGGAATATGAAAAAAAGGTCGCCAGATTGCTCAGAAGCCAGCGTAAGAGATTTTTAAATGGTCTGAATGATTTTGTAAGCAAAGACTCAAAAGAGACGTTAGAAGCCATTCTGGTGTATTTTACGCAGAATCTATTTGCAGGGGATGACTTCGAGGGGCAATTTCAAGAGCTGACAGAAGGTTTCCTGCAGCAGACCATTGAGGAGCTGGCTTCTGTCATCATGGATTCATTGGATCCGGAAGTCCCGTTTAAAATTCTTTCGAGTCGTTCAACTAACTGGATCAAAGGCTGGTCTGAGGAGCTGGCCGAGATCATGAAATTGAATACCCATGAGGCGGTAGAAAATGTTTTAACAGAAGCTATTGAGAACGGTTCTTCTATTCAGGACATTGAATTGACTCTCCGGGACCTACCGCAGTTTGATAGAGCGCGAGCGCGGACAACAGCCATAACTGAAGTGCTTGCCGCTTCCTCTGCCGCACAGCAGGAGGCTTATTCTCAATCACCAGCTGTCATCGGGAAAAAGTGGAGGCACAGCGGAGGAAAGAAAAACAATCCTCGTGAAAATCATGTGGCTCTCGATGGAACTATTGTTGGAGTAGATGAAGAATTCACGATTCCAGGCAGCGGTGAAACCTGTATGCATCCGAGGGATTCAAAGCTGTCAGCAAAGGAGCGGGTGAATTGTCATTGTGTTTTATCACCTGTGGTTGATCACAACATTTTAGGGTTGTCAGCCGAGGAAAAAGAAGAGATTAGAAGAAAAGTCTTAGCGAATATGGAATAAAGTAGTATAATTACCTCGTTACTTTTAGAAACGGAGGGATTAGTAATTGAGTTATTTTAATCATATCGCAAAGGCTTTAGATGAAATGGACAAGAGAAACAAGGAAGTACTTAGGGCTACAAGTCTTTTTTCACAGAGGTCTTTTGCTCTTCAAACAATTAGTTTACCTAGAGTAAAACTAGAGTCATTAATTGCGCAGGGTAGAGCTATTGAAAAACTTGTTACTAACACCCGTGTTGATATTCCAAAGGTGGTAAAGGCAGCACCGTCCATTGGCCGAGTGTTCCCTTCGCTCCCGAAAATTAACATAAAATTACCGAAGATCACAATCGATTATGAGAGAATCGAAAAAATTACAAATCATAACTCACGTCACGGATGGACACTAACTGGAGAAATTCAAATAGACTTTTATCTTAATGACTATTTTCTAACTCTAGGTCAAAATGATTTAGATAATATTTTTGTGTCGTATTATGAAACCAATGACTATGAGCAACTAAAGAGGCTGGTAAAAGTTTTGTTGGAAGGTTTAAGTGAAAAGTGGAAAGAATTGATCGAAGACACGTTCAAATTATATTTAGAAGGTAAATTTAGAATATCCATTCCAGTTCTTATCACAATCATAGAAGGTGAAATAAGCGAGTTGACAGAGAGTGTAAAGGTTGGGATGAGATTAATGGGTGAATTTAAAGACAAGATTGATGAAAATGATAAATATCTGGCTATCGCATCTTACTCTATCTTAAATTACTTTGAAGAAAAACTTTTCAAAACACATCCATTTGATGAAGAAAGAAAGTCTATGATCAATAGAAATTGGATACTTCATGGAAGAGATAATCCTGAACATTGGGGAAAGGCAGACGCATTAAGACTATTAAACACCTTAGCTACAATACAATTTATTAAAACTATGAAATGGGAAGCAGAGGAACTAGGAAAAGTTTAAAGATTAAGCTTCTACATTTGATCTCTCCTTCTCATTGACACTAAAGACACCAAACATTATTTAATTTAAAATGATGTTTTTAAATATTGAAAGGAGGTGAACAATATGCCAAGAGAATTGGTAAATGCAAAAATTACACACGTTTCTTATGTAGACAAGGCTGCTAATCAAAAGCAGTTCTTTTTTATGAAATCAGAAAAACAGCCTGATTTTCAGAAACAAATTAAAGTCCTGACAAAAGCCGATGATGAAAAAAAGTTGGTATACGGGATTGTGTATGAACCAGATACACCAGACGCACACGGGGACTTCATGACAGCTGCAGAAATTGAAAAAGCTGCCCACGGCTTCCTGAAGGATGCCAGGGAGATTGATAAGCAACATGATTTTCAAGGCGGCGTCGGTGAAGTGGTGGAATCCTATGTCGCGCCGGCGGACTTTGAGGTCAATGGTGAAACCATAAAAAAAGGATCCTGGGTGCTTGTCACAAAAGCTTCGGATGAGGTTTGGGAACAGATCAAAAAAGGCGACATCACCGGGTATTCAATGGCCGGGACCGCCGAAACAATCGAGAAACAAAAAGAGAAGCCTTTTTCTCCTTCTGCCAATGAAGAGAAAGGGCTTTTTAATTTGCTGAAAAACTTCTTTACAAAAGGAGAAGTTCAGGATCGATTTAACTACGGACGGAGTGGCCGAGAATTTTGGGCTGCTCAAGATGCGTTGAACTCAGTTCTGTTTAATTGGGGTTCACCTAATGAGGAGATGGAAACTGATCCTGAAAAAATTAGAGAAGCCCTAGAAGACTTCGTGAATATTGCTCAGGAGATATTGATTGCTGATGATATTCAGAAGGCGATCGGGCCAAAACCAGAAGAACTCCAAAAGGCTGGCCGTAAATTCTCGGCTGCTAACCTACAGGAAATTAAAAGTGCTCATGCTGCACTCGGCAATTTGCTGAGTCAGGAAGAAGTCGAAGAGGAGGAAGACGAGTTGAAAAAAGAAGATATTGAAAAATTGCTTGATGACAAATTAAACCCGATCACCAAGCGACTTGATGAAATAGAAAAGGAAGCGGAGCCTGCAGAGGGCGACGGAGAGGATGACAAACAAGAACAGACCGTCATCAAACAAATGGATGAGCTGCTTGAACAAAAGCTCTCACCTATTCAAGAACGCTTAGAAGCTGTGGAAAAGAGCCGCGGAATTTCAAAACAAGCCGGATCTGATCAGGAGTCAGACCACGAAGAAATCAAAAAGTCCGTTTGGGACGGCTTACTTTAAAGGAGGAAAACGATGAGAAACCAGGAGATTATCAACAAGGCAGAAATGACGCTCGCTTCACTGAAAAGCGGCGGGCTGATGAACCCAACTCAAGCGTCAACGTTTATCCGTATGGTGCAAGATACGCCGACAATTTTAAATGATGCCCGTGTCATTCAGATGGACCACGATGCACAGAAATTTGAGAAGATCGGTTTTGGCCAACGTATCCTCAGAGCTGGTGAAGAAGGGAAGGCATTGTCTACTGAAGACAAAGCAGTCCCATCTACAAGCACAATCAGCCTGAACGCAAAAGAAGTCATTGCCGAAGTCAACATCACGTATGACACACTCGAAAACAACATCGAAAAAGATGGCCTGCAAAACACCATCATGCAAATGCTGGCTGAGCGTGCGGCAGTGGATATCGAGGAATTGATCATTAACGGGGATTCAAAATCAGATGATTCATTCCTTGCACAAATTGATGGAATCCGTAAGCAAGCAAAATCTCACATTGTGGATGCTGCGGGTGAGGAATTAACAAGGCAAATTTTCAAACGGGGTTATAAGGCTGTGCCGCCTAAATATTTGCGCGTGCCGCAGGAATTCCGTTTCTATACTTCACCTGGCATTGAAGTTGAATGGAAGGATAAAGTGGCTGACCGTCAAACCAACCTGGGGGACGCTGCCGTTCAAGGCGGGCTTTCTTCTGCTTTTGGTGTGCCGATCAAGGGAATTGCAAACATGCAGCCATATTCCACTGGCGAAGGAGAAAAAGCGATCGACGTATCAGACGTCATTTTGACTCATCCGAAAAACATCGTGCTCGGCTTCTCCCGTAATGTCCGAATTGAAGTCGATAAAGATATCCGCCGCCGAAAATTCATTATTGTTTTGACAGCAAAACTGGACAGCGTGTTTGAGGAAGAGGACGCGGTAGCCAAAATCATCAAGGTCAAAGAGTAGGTGAAGACACATGGCAGATACCTATAAAGCGCAGCTGATCAAAGGGAAAACTTACGATGTTATGGATCATGTTTTTACCCTGGGTGCAGAGCGAGACGTCAAGGAATCGGTGTATCTCTATCTTAAAGACAATGAACAGTTTGATTGCGAATTGACCAAAGAAAAAGAAGAGAAAGAAGACCCTAAGACTGACGGCAAGTCCAAGGATGATGGTGCAGAAGACAGCGGCGAAACGAAGGAAGAGGAAACGGCCGTTAAACCATCAGCGGCGTCCTCTGCTTCAAAAACACACACAGAATCAGAATTGCGAGGCATGACGAAGGCAGGACAAGAGGACATTATCTCTGATCTTGGCGGCGATCCTGCAGCGTTTAAAAACGCAGATGAAAGGATTGCTTTCATCCTGCAGAAACAAGGGGAGTGACGCGGCATGCTGATCACTCCTGAGGAAGTGATTGTTTATTCTGTTTTCGAAGCGGTAAAGTCTCGGCCAGAGAACCTGCTTCACCATGACATTTTGGAGGCAGAAACCGAAATTCAAAGCATCGTCGGTCATGATTTCTCTGGTGAGAAATATCAGCCGCTGCCAGAAAAGGTCAAGCTGGCCTTATTAAAGATGGCGCAATATTTCGCCTTGATCAATTCTGATGAATCTATTGTCAAAGGCTATAAATCTGAAAAAATCGGAGACTATTCCTATACGCTTGGAGACGGTCAGACCATTCAAAAGCCAGATGTCGCAAATCTATTAAAAGATTTTGTTGAGGATCCAAATGTCCCACCTGATGGTAAAGGATCTGCTCTCCTTAGGGTGAGGGCATTATGAGCTACAGCCGGCTCTTAACACACCGCTGTGACATCTACCATCTAAAAGAGGAACAGCCAGCGGAATCCCGGTATGGTGTTCCGGTTCAGGATGGCCAGCCAGAATTCTCGTATCCCGATGAACCGGATATTTTAGATCAAGCTTGTTACTTTACGGAGAAAAATCAATCCGTTGTGCATCAGGAACCGAATACATTGATCGTTCACTCTTTTCTGGTTCATTTCCCAGCTTCAGCGGATATTCGACTCAATGACAAAGTGATTTGGGAAGGAACTTCTTATAAGCTGCAGAAGCCAAGAAAAATTAAAAATCATCACATCGAAGTGATGGCAGTCAGGAGTGACGATCTATGAGAATTGCCGGCTTGGATGAATTTATTCAGGCTCTCGATGAAGCAATTGACGGAGGGCTTCAAAGCCAATATGAGCTTTGGCTTGAGGCGATGGGGTATGAGTTTTTGGATATTGTTCAAGATGAAATTATGAAAACTGAAACCGTCGAAACGCGCCGCCTGTTAAACTCCTTTGAGAAGGGTGACGCAGACAATATTTTCTCTACGACCGCTGGCAATCTGACATTGGATGTAGGGACCAATTTGGAATACGCTTCTTTTGTAAACGACGGGCACTTTACAATTGATCCATCAAAGAATCTCGACCGCCGGTGGGTTCCTGGGCGATGGAAAGGTGACCGCTTTGAATATGATCCCGCTGCGGAAACCGGAATGCTGCTGAAGTTTCAATGGATTGACGGATCCGGATTCTGGGACAATGCACTGGCGATCTTTGAGCGAATGTTTGAAAAAAGCTTAGACCGCAAGCTTCAAGAATGGCTGAATGAATTCTAAAGGTGGTGATGGCTTGAACGATGAAGTCGGGTCCATTATGAGCTTCTTTTATCGGGTGTTTCCCGTGCAAATATATGACCGGGAGATTCCTATTCAAATTAAAACCCCGTCTCTCTATTTCCCACCGCCTTCCGTAGCGGATGGGAATGACACCGTATCAACGTATATGAAAACGTACAGCCTCAATGTGAAGCTATTTCATAAGGATTCACAACAGGCCCACGATGAAGCTGAGAAGATCGCGGAGGCTGTACGGGAAAGGCGCAGCACGATTCCTCTTGTTGATACTGAAGGAACGGAGACAGGGGAATCTTTGCGTATCAATCGGATAGAATCACGAATATCTGATAAAGGGGTCGCTGTGCTGGTTGTTCAATGGAACAGCCGGTATTGGTACAAAAGAGATGAAAAGCCGTCTCTTCAAGATTTCGATTTTACAAGCGGGGTGAAATAAGTGGATACAAAGAAAGCAAAAAAAGAAGAGGTTCAGGGGCAAGAGAATGCCACGCGCCGCCCTGAATCTCTTTTTCATATTCAAGACTTACGGGAGCACAGTAAAGAGCTGTTCGGGGTTAAACCTGAAGTTCTGGATGGTGCTCTTTTTGGTTTAAGTCAGAAGCAAGTAACAAAAACAGAAGCGAAGAAACGCATTCGCGAATTTCTTCGGAAGGAGGCTAACTAAATGAATGGCGGAACATTTACGCCCGGCAAGGAGAAGGAACGTGCCGGCATTTATTTTAATTTTAAAACGACAGCCCAGGAACGTGTTTCTCTTGGTGAGCGTGGGATTGCGGCTGTACCTGTTAAAACAAGCTGGGGAGAAGCGAAAAAGTTCATTTCAATTTCAAGCATTGAGGACCTGAATAAGAAAGTCGGTTTGCCAATTGATGATGCAACCCTCCTACTTTTCAGAGAGGCTAAGAAAAAAGCACAGACGGTTCTCCTGTATCGCTTGAATGAAGGAAACAGGGCTACGGGTGATATTGGTGAAGGTGTAAAAGCTACGGCCAATTATGGCGGCACAAAGGGCAATGACATTATTATTCAAGTCAGCGAGAATGTCCTGGATTCTTCAAAATATGATGTCACTACATTCTTTAATCAGTCTGAAGTCGATAAACAAACGGTTTCTAAGGCAGAGGAACTCGAGTCAAACCAATATGTCACCTTCACTGGAAAAGGGGAACTGACCATTACAATTCCGCTTTCAGGGGCTGAAGGTGACAAGGAAGAAGGAAAATTAAACCCTTCTGCCGGAGTCCGGTTGTCTGGCGGTACAGACAAAAGTGTATCGAATGAAGACTATATGGACTTCTTGGAGGCAGCCGAAACAGAATACTTCGATACCATCGCATTACCGGTGAAAAATAGTGAGCAGCTGAAAGCCACATTCGTATCCTTTATTCAACGTTTACGCGATAAGCAGGGACGCAAGGTTCAAGGTGTTCTTTCCGGCTATAAAGGGGATTATGAAGGCATTATCAATGTGACAGAAGGCGTGCTGTTGGAAGACGGAACAGAAATTGCGCCGCATCAGGCCACAGCATGGGTTGCCGGGGCCAGCGCAGGAGCTTCTTTCAACCAATCCTTGACCTTTGTTGAATATGAAGGCGCGGTGGATGTCCTGAACCGCCTGGATGATGACACAGTCATTGAGAAGTTGAACAACGGGGAGTTCTTATTCACATTTGACGCTCGCGATAAATCTGTCAGCGTTGAAAAGGATATTAATTCTCTCACGACCTTTACCGCCGAGAAAAACAAGAAATTCTCAAAAAACAAAATCATCCGGGTTCTGGATGCCATCAATAACGATCTCACGCGGGAACTGAAGGCGCTCATTAAATCCAGAAAAGGAACCGGCAGTGACATCCCCGCTTCTGATGATGGCCTGCAGTATGTCAAAACGCTCATCATTCAATACCTGACGACACTTGAAGACGGAGACGGGATTATAGGATTTGATTCGGAAAACGATCTGACTATCAAGCTGAATGAGGACCGTGACGGATTCTTGATTGACCTGGCCGTTCAGCCAGTTGACGCAGCTGAAAAATTCTACTTCAATGTGGAGGTGAAGTAAGATGGCTTTTAAAGCTCAAAACACGATTTCTGGAAAAGAAGGCCGTCTGTTTTTGGATGGGGAAGAATTGGCCTTTATTAAAACATTTGAAGCAAACGTGGAGAAAAACAAAGCAGAAGTCAATGTCATGGGCCGCCGTATGACAGGGCATAAAACAACAGGGGCAAATGGAACAGGAACAGCGACATTCTATAAAGTCACATCACGATTTGTGCAGCTGATGCTGAACTATGTGAAAAAGGGAGAAGATCCATATTTCACATTGCAGGCTGTCCTCGATGACCAGTCTGCAGGTCGTGGCACTGAACGGGTCACACTGTTTGATGTAAACTTTGACTCAGCCAAAATCGCCGGCCTTGACGTCGACTCAGAAGCGCTCGAAGAAGAAGTGCCGTTCACATTTGAAGATTTTGACGTTCCTGAAAAACTGAAAGATACGTTTTAAAAAGAGCCCCGTATCCCGCTTTTCAAACATAGGCTAGTAGTCAGGACATATAACACCAAGCACTCTCGTCAAGCCGAGG